TCGTCGCTGAACTATTTAAAAAACATCTTCAAAACACTAAACAAGCTATATACATTGAAGAAACTAGAGCTAACGTCCGTAAAGAAGATCGTATTATTGACTCTCTTGAGCCTGTCTTTAATCAGCATCGCATGGTGGTCAACCGCAGCGTCCTTGAATGGGACTATTCATCAAACAAAGATGAAGCTCCTGAAAAACGCCTCCTCTATATGCTCTTCTACCAAATGTCTCGAATGTGCCGAGAAAAATTTGCAGTCAAGCACGATGATAGACTCGATTGCCTCGCTCAAGCAGTGCAATATTATACCGACGCTTTAAGTATCTCAGCTCAAGTACAGATCCAAGACAGAAAAGACCAAGAGTTCGCTGACCTCCTCGAATCCTTTAACGACGACCCCCAAGCAGCGACAAACCATTTAGTAATGGGTATGAACTTAAATCAACGTAAACAAGCTAGAGGGTTAGCTGGTGGAAAGTCAGTCCCCACCTGGGTTTAAGGGTGCGACGGGCTAATAGGGGGAGAAGGGTGGACTCCCCCGCCACAAATAGACAAACCATCCCTTCTAAGCCGACATCCATTAATGATGTCCTAGAACACTTATTAACCTCGCCCCCCACCACGTAAATGAATCTTTTCCTTGATACCGCTTCTGAGACCGAGGTGGTGGAAAGAATAGGAACTGGTCTTATATCTGGTATAACTACCAACCCTTCCTTAATACTTAAATCGAGTCTCGATAATAATCCATACGACGTCTACCACAAATTAGTAAAAATCCCTGACCTCCCCGACGTTAGCATCGAAGTCGTTGCTGATAACGAAGAAGACTTTATTGATCGTGGTCTTAATATCCATAAGGAATATGGTCCTACAGCAACTGTAAAGCTGCCTTGTACGATGCCAGGGATAAAGGCGTGTAAATACTTATCCAACATCGGAATTAAAACCAATGTTACACTTGTCTTTAGTCTTAGCCAAGCAATACTGGCTGCCATTGCTGGCGCTACTTACGTTTCTCCCTTTGTGGGTCGATTAGACGATAATTCCTTTAACGGACTTGACCTCATAGGGCAAATAGCCAGCCTCTACAAATCTAAATGCATAAAAACTAAGGTTTTAGCTGCTTCAATCCGGGATGTCCGCTCTGTCGGGCTAGCCTTCCAAAAAGGCGCTGATATATGCACAATCCCTGCTGCTGTCTTCGATAAGATGGTAAAACACGTATTAACAGATCAAGGTTTAGATAAATTCAATCTTGATTTCGCTAAAGCCTGTGGAAATTTGGCATAAATTTCTTAAGCCTATTATCGAGGTAGGCTGGACGCAATTTACCCCCCTTGGGGGTAAGGAGGGTCGGCACCCCGCGCGATCAATTAACGCAGGCGCGCGGTGTCGGCTCAGATCCCTTGGCATGACTGGGATGATGCCGCACTATGAATGCACCATCACGCCTCACGCGATCAATTAACGCAGGGGCGGACGCGCGTTAATAGTCGCGCGAAACCAACTAACGCGCGCGAGGGTGAGGCGAGGCAAAGGCGATCTGTATCTTCATTTCAACACAAAGGGTAGACGCTAG